CAGCTAGTTGCTTGGCTTGCTCTGAGGTCAAGTTACCAGGGAACTCAATAACACCAGCGGCTGATGCACCAGTACCGAAGAATCTAGCTGCGTAATCACTTAGTGCGATGTTTAGACCGAGTGACTGCTTTAGAGTTTCTACTCGGCTAAGGCCTTTTAGGTCACCAGGCAAGATTAGGTCAACAATGTGAATAACCTCGTCACTTGTAAGTGGCTTGTTCTCACCTTCGTAGATGTAAACCTTGCGACCAACCTTGGAACGCTCGACCTCTACCTTTTCTGGGTTTAGGTTTACTAGGTTTACTACTTGACCCTGTGTATCGCGGAAAACACGAGTGTAAGAATTGCCATGAACGAGCAAGCTTGAAAAGACCTGCTGAAAGAACGCTGCTCTCGTGCTTAGGTCAATGTCAGGCTGATCTAACCAAACAGGTCTGGGGTTCAAGGGTCGGCGGATTGGACCGACTCTTAGATAAGCCCCACATGGCAAAGTTGAGATGGTGTCAGAGATAAGACTGACTGCTGAGAAGAAAGCAACAATCTCAAAAGACTTTTTAGTCGTGACATTTACGCCAGCTTCGCTTTGCAAGCCCCAAGGCTCACCAGCACCCCAAACAGTCTGAAAACTGACTGCGCGTTGTTCAAAAAGATTACCGAGCATTACTTACTTCTTTCAATAGCGATACCGAATACCAACATGCCGATACCGAGTAGAACTATGCCGAGTGGCGGGAAAATAAATGATGCCCCTAGTGAAATTGTAAACACACCTAGTGCTTGAAGTATTGTCGCTATCATTACCAGCCTAATTGAAAAATTGCGGGGTTAGTTCGTCTTCTAGTTTACTGCTATTTATACACCTGTCTAAAGCAATAACAGCAGCAATCGCAGCGTCAATCTTTCTTGGGCTACTTGCAGACTCTTTTGTGATTCTTCTTCCCTGTCTGTCTGATTTGACGACTGTGTTGTCTAAATGCCGAGTTAGGACCGGATTGCCGTCATGTGTGATGGTTTGCTCGGTCACAGCGTCATAAAAGATTTGGCAAGCAGGCACTATTCGAGCAGCAGAGTAAGTCGGGAAGGCTACAACCGGGAAGCCCATGTCCTCAAGCATTACCATCGTCTTTTGCCAGCGTGGTGGGTCAAAGACAAGCTCTCGGACATTCCGGTGTTTAGTACAGAACTGAATAATGACATCCTCTACCTCTAGGGTAGGGACACGCCAGCTTGCGTCATCTTCTGAGGTCTTTTCCCACACAGCGATTGTAAAAATGTGCGGTTTGTCCTTTTCGTGCCTTGGTAACCGAACACCAACGACTGCGGTGGAGTCATTTGACCACGATCCGTCAAAACCGATGATAAATTCGTCATCTTCGTTGTAATCGGTGTCAACTTGCAGTTTTTCCCATGCTCCAGACGGCAACCAGCTATCTTTTGATGAAACCCACTGATTTACCCTTTTACGCCTAAATTCTGACTCTGGAGTACGCAAAACAGCCGATTCAAAGTCTGAGCGAGCGCAAATGTCGTCAAAGCCAGGGTTGGACAGCTCCCAAGTCTTAGGGTCATCGTGTGCCATGTCAGATGGAGCTTCCCACCAAGCCATAAAGAAAGTCGGGTCTTTTATTTCACCCCTTGAAACCTTCTGACCATACTGATACATCTCGTAAGCGATTGAATCCCCGCCTGTGCTGTCAGACTTTACTCCAGCAGTTGTAATAGCAATCATTGTTGCGATGTTTCCACGCGCACCCTGAGCAAGTTGCATAACATCCCAGAGCGCTCTATTAGGCTGTGCATGAGCCTCATCAAAAATCGTCATAGTTGGTGATAGCCCTTCCTTGCTGAAGGCTTCGGCTGATAGCACTCGATAAACCGAACCTGTGCTTGGCACTTCAATAGCATCTCTGTAAATTTTGCAGATTTCTGATAATTCGCTTGCTTCTATCAGCTTCTTAGTGTCACCGAATACCAAACGAGCCTGATCCTTGTCTGCTGCACAAGAATAGACCTCAGCACCTCTAATTCCTGAGCCAACAAGCCCATAAGCGGCCACAACCGACATAAGTGAGCTTTTTCCGTTCTTGCGCGGAACCCCTACATAAGAAATGCGGTTTTTTAGGCCTTTTTCATCGTGAGCAAACAAATGGCGTAAAAGTTCCTTCTGCCAAGGTCGCAACTCCATTGGCGAACCTGCTTTTCCGGCAACCGAGTCTTTTGTGATAATTCCAAAGGCTTCCGCAAAGTCAATGACATCTTCACCTTCGCCATTTTCTATTTCGGCTTGGCTAATTGGCGTTAGCCAAAGCGGTGGCCAGTTACTGACGCTTTTCAAGCTCACGCTTTGTCCTTCTTGCAAATAGTTCCTCAAGCTTTGACTCTCGCTTGACCTCAGCTAAACCGAGTCTTGATCGAGCTTCTGGTGAGAAGCCGAGTTTGTTGATGTTGCCAGAGATGATGCTTTCTAAGTCATTGAGTTGTTTGTACAAGTGCCAGTCGTAGTCGTTTTGCAAGCGTTCCATAATCTCTCGCCGCCTGTCGTATTGTTCGCAGGTCATCTGGAGAAGGTGAACATCTATTGAGCCGATCCAAGGCAAGGCGTATTTATAGACATCATCCCAGAGTTGCAAGCCGTCTGGACCGAGTTCTCGGACTGGCTGGCGTTGTCCAGGCGAGATTGGGGCCAATTCGCCTGCTTTGGGCAAATTCTGATGACCAGGGTTACCGAGTAGGCGTTTTTGCTCAATCGGCTTGGCTGGGTTCGGCATAGGTCTTCCCTTCCTTTGTTTTCAAGGCTATCAGAAAAACTTTGAACCTAGAAGAAGTACGGAAGTGGGCGAGCGGGGTGTCGGTGGACCTCGGCGTGTCGTGATTGACCCCACTCTGGGGGTCTGCCAGGGGGGGTATGCCAAAGGGCTAGATTTGCGGGCTTGTAGCGGGCGTGGCGGGGCTAAAAAATAGCGGGGATAGTGTTTTGCTTGTTTGTTTACGCGTGGCTTTTATGGGCGTTTTGTGGCGTTTTGGTTAGAAGTTGCAGCGGTGCGGTATTGCTAGGCATTGCAGGGCATGGCAGGGGGCGGGGGGCTGGGGGTTCGCTTGTTGCTCATTAGGGCGGGAGTGTATCCCTACCCGTTCAATCAATGATTTAGGTTTAGGTCTTTTGATCTTTTTCTGGCAGGTCAGGGGTGCAGGGCGGGGCGGTAGCGGGGTAGGCGTGTTGTTGACTTGTTCACAAAAACCAGGCAACAGGGTAAGACAAAACCCGCCTAATCATTTGACTAAGCGGGTTGCCTTGGTGCGGTTAGGTTAAGGCTTAATTCCCTTCTTAGATTCACCCGCAATAATTCCCCCAAACAATACGGCGGTGAAAGCGGTTAGCCCATAGGTTAGGCGTGTGGTTGTTTTCCATGCCTTTACCCATTGGTTACCTTGTAAGTGTTGCGGTGCGGTGTTTGCTGGTTTAGGTGCAAACATTTCTTTTCTTTGTGCAGCGGTCAGCTTCGGGAGTGTAAACCCATTCGGTAGCGGTTGCGGTGTTGCTAGTTGCCTTGCTTTTTGCTGAGCAAGAATCAAGCGGTGGCGGTCAGCTTTCATCTCTTACCCCTTCGCACCATGCACAATCGCACAAAGAGAGAGCAGAAAAATTAGCCTCAATCGCATGCATTAGAACATCAAACTTTTGATCTTCTTTTATTGCTTGCAATTTTCTCTCTATCTCCTGCACATTGCCAACATGCACCAGCTCAGCAATCTCGAGGATAAAGTCATTCATTCGCTTTCACTTTCTGCATACGCCTTCAGTTTGTGCGTCAAACATTCACATTCTGATTCTGCAAGAGAGTTCCAGAGTATGCCCTCAAACAATATGTTTAGTTTGTCCTCATCGCTCCAAGTGCCTAGAAGATCTTTTAGTTCTTCAACATTTCCGGTGTGGATTTGTGAGCCTATGTCCTCAATATATCTTTTCATTGCACTCACTTGTTTGCCTTTCTCTTTCTTTCGCTTGGTGCAATAGCACCATAAAGACCTTTAGCCTCAAAGAATAAAGCTCCTAGCCTTTCGATGTCTTCGGGTTTTAGTTCAATGGTTTCTAGTTCTTCACCATTAGCCCAAAGGATTGTGAGGTAAAGGTTTAGGTTTTGGTCTTTTTCAATTTGCCAGGTAAGCCCATTAGTTAGGTTTCCCTCTAGCGTTTCTTTGTATCTAATCATTTTTTTGTTTTTCCCTTTCGTTGTTGTTGTTAGTTTGCAACCCATTCAGTGCCACATTTGCAGCAGGGCATTTGGTCAGAGCTAGACAGGTCAAGTGGTTCATTCATTGGGTTGGTGTATGTTGCCGTATATTCTTCAATGTCTAAAAGTGATTCACATTTAGGGCATCTAAAGCTCATTCGGTTAGCGTCAAGGATAAAGTCATATCGGTCAGCTTCAAAGATCTTTGGGGCGGTGTATCCACCTCTAACATCTGCACCATTGTGAATTTGTAGAGCTAGGTAATCCTTACTACCCACGCTAAAAAAGTAACCCTGTAAACATTGGTCAAGAAAAAATTGGTCAAAGTTGTAAGTGTTAAATTCCCACCTTGCATCTTCAATGCTTTCATCTCGCTCAGTTACACCCAAAGCATCTAAAAACATTGCAACAGTTTCCCGCCATGATTCATCGGGGTAGTCTTTGGCAAATTCTTCAAGCATTAGGTTCATGCCCTCAGAAAATTCAAGATGCTCATTTAGGTAGTGAAAGGTACTTAATGAAGAATCTCCATATTTAGGGTCAATCGTTGCATAAGGCTCAGCTCTAAAATCTTCAAGCGACTTTTTAGCATTGCGTTGCCAGTGTCTGCCATCCTCACCGCCAGAATCTAAAAAGTGTGTTCCGGTCTTTTCGGTGAGCATGTCATAAATTACTTGTTCGGTTTTTGTTGTTGTTGTTTGCATTTTTTGTTTTCCCTTTTCTAGTTAGTTGTTTAGTTATTTAGTAAAAAAGAAATTGCAGCAGTAATTGGCGGGGTTAGTATCATGCCAAAAATTGCTCCAATCAATAGAGTGGCGGTCAATAGCATCCGGTTTAGTTGCTTCATTTGTCTAGCTCCTCATAAAAAGATAGGTGGTACTCAAAAAATTCAATTTTGTTTTGCACTTTAGCAAGTGCCTCTTTATAGTCCTCAAGCATTTGCTCAGCTTCTATCTCATTTTTTGCCTCATAAACTTCAGGCATTAGTGTGAGCGTGGCTCTATAAATAGGCATCAGATATTCACCTTCAAATTCTTCAAGGCTTTTTCTGCTGAATCTGCAACCCATTGCAAAAGATCTTTGGGGCTAAAGTCGTTGCGGTAGCTTTCATAATCAGACACATCAACCCAATCAGCATCAACAGTGTCTAAACCAACACCATCAGCAGACACCCAAAGAGTTCTAGCCTTATCAATCTCAACAGTTGCCAACATGCAAAAACCGCCGGATTGGTAAAGCTCAGCTTCAATATTGCGTTTCTCCAGCTCTAGCAACACATCGTTTATGCCCTGCTCAATAGTTGCGTAGGTTTCTCGGCAGGAGTAGCACCCATAGTGTGCGGGTGAATCGTAAGAGTAGCCCTCACAAAATCCACCTAATGATTTGTGCAATTTGTTCATTTTGTTTTCTCCTTTGTTTTGTTCGTTAGCGTTTTCGGTTTTCATGCGTTTAGCCCTTTCACCCATTTTTCAAAGTCGCTAGCAATTTCTTTAGCTTCAGTAGCTTCAGTTTCTCCAGCGTTTCCGGCTTCATCGTTCCAACCCCAAAGGTTGTTTGCATCTCCTAAATAAAAAACTTCGTTGTTGTTTAGGTAAACATGGTAAACACCTGGAAATTCATATTTAACTTCTCTAGTCATTGCTAGTTCATTTAGTGCTTCAAGTAGCTCAGTGGTTTCGTGTAGGTTGCTCATTTTGTCCCTTTCGTTTTTGGCAATCTGCCATAAGTAAAAACTAGCAGGTTTTTGCCCTTTTTTGCCTTTTTTCCCTTTTTTTGCGGTTTTTGCGGTTTTGGGCGTGTTGCGTGGTTTTTGGGCTATTTCGCAGCAGGGCAGGTTTGGGGGGTTTTCCGGTCATTTCGTGGGGCGTGGCTAGATTTTGGTTAGTGCTTGCAGGGTCGTTTTTGATACTTACCTATATGCAGAAATACCGCCTAAGTGTTGCGGGTTCAATCCTTCAGGGTTGCAGGTCAAGGCTCAAGGGTTTCCGGTTCATGCCTTAGCGGTTGCGAGTTTGTGGGTAGCTCCAAGAGGTGCAGTGTGAGCGTGGGCTTTTCGAGGATCTTCGAACAGGTGTTCGATAAAGGGCGTTCGAACAAATGTTCGAAACAAGTGTTCGACTGTCGGTTTGTGGCTATCTGTCAGAATTTTTCCAACCGAATCCTGACCGAATTTTTCCGAACCGAATCTTGAGATTTTTCAACCGAATCCGAACCGAATCTTGAGTTTTAGTCTTCAACCGAATCTTTGAGTGGCTTGTTGCCTCGGCTGGCATTGCATGATCTATGAGCGGCGGCTAGCAGGCTAGTAGGGTCACCTGGCACGATGTGGTCAGCTTGCCAAGGGTCATTGAGCCTTGCACCTTCACCGCATAGGTGGCAAACAAAGGCGTTCTCTCGAACCATCCTTGCTCTGGCTTTGTAATCACCGGAGTACTGACCTGTGGCTTGCTTACGCGCTCGGCGTTTGGCATCGGCTTGGTCATCCCACATCTTCTGGTGGGTGTCACAGCGTGAGCCTCCATTGGTAAGTTTCTTGCAAACTAGGCAGGGCATCTTGGGCATACCCCCCCCTCTCTTTTTTGACTTTTTTCTAGGACAGGCTTTGAGCATACCCCCCCCCTCGTTTTTTTATTTTTCTTTAGCAGCCCAGCCTGCACCTTTGAAAGTAACTGCTGGCGCGCCAAACACCCTTACTAGGTCCTTGACGCAGTTGGCACATAGCGGAGTTCGCTCTGGCTCGTCTATCTTTCTAAGCACTGACATTCTTAGCTCACATGTGTTGCACTTGTAATCGTAGTAAGGCATTAGCTTCTCTCCAGTATTTCCTTGATGCCTAGCAAGCTTAGGGCAAGCTCAGCCTGTTGTGGGACTACGCCGTTCCCTGCAAGCTTTAGCTCATCGTTTCGCTTTAGGTCGTGTCCTGTTATCCAGCCATCGGGTAACCCCATCATCCACTCAGTGAACTTGGAACTGAGCCTATGGTTTCCTTCTTTGCCGTCTGGCTTGGTTGGCTCTGGTGCAGGTCTATCAATGATTGCTTCCCAGCGTCTAATTGCTGGCTCAAACTTTCCCCAATTGGTTTCTGGCTTCACCATCAAGTCAATGGCTACATTTGGTAAGTCCACCTGATGCCCTGAATCTAGTCTTTCTTGTGATGTTTTTAGGTTTCCCTTTATGCCGTCTAATGCCTTTGGCGTTGGAAATAGCTCAGACTTGTGAAAAACCTGAGCTAAGGTAACGGAGTGCATTGAGCCTGGCTTTTGCTGTGTGCTTGCAAGGTTACCTGTGTACTGGTCGCTGACAGTTGGTGTTGGCAAGTTAGCAACCGAACGGCTGACCTTTAGGCCTTGAGCTTTGGCAATGTCCATCGCTTGATCTCTGATGCCAACTGTGTTGCCACGCCTACGAGCTTCAGCTTCTCCCAATGCCCCACCTTCACCTTGACTTGCGGTTGGGCTTCTCAATAGTTCAATGTCTTTTCTGGCATAGCCATTGACTACACGATTAGCAAAGTCGTTTAGGCTATCCCCGTACCCAACTGATGTACTGCCAGGCTCATTAGCCCTTGGTGTTGGCAGCATTACTCTTTCGTCTTCGTCAACAATGCCTTTGACGATTGTGCCAAGTTGAGGTGTAGTCCTTCTTAGGCCAGCTTCATAGCCTTCGGCTTGGTGATCACGAGCCTTTAGGGTAGGCAACGATGAAAACTCTGAATCGTTGATGGGGCGCTCCGGCATCACTAGCTCGAACGCCTGTCCATTTTGCGTCATACCCGATGTCGGCCAAGTCGCCGAGAACAGCTCCAAGCGCTCTGAGAACAGTCCCTCGCTGGGCTTGCTCCATAATTTCAGTTCCGTATTCCATTCCGCTATCTGCTTTTGCACTTAGTAGCCCTCTCACATTCTCAATGATTACCATTTTTGGTTTCAGTATTGTTATTGCTTTGTAGAACTCTGACCATAATCCTGACCGAGTTCCTTCTTGTAGTCCTGCCCTCTTACCTGCTAGGGATAAGTCTTGGCATGGAAAGCCGCCTGTCAGGATGTCAACTGGTTCAACCGAATCCCAGTCAACTGTGCTTACATTGCGGTAGTTTGGAACGCCTGGAAAGTTAGCTTCAAGCACTTTACTTGGAGCGTCTTCCCATTCGCAATGCCAAGCAACCTCAGCACCTGTCAGCTTTGATACAGCTAAGTCAAGCCCGCCGTAACCGCTGAATAGACTTCCTATCTTCATTTCTCCCTTTCTTGCAGCCTAAAGTTTATAGACAGTTCCGGTGAAGTCAACGCCCTTGTCAAGCACAAAGGTCACTAAGCCTGGAACCGAGTCCTCGCCTGAGCGAAGTCGCCACCAGCCTGATCCGTTGTCCATAGTGCTGGCCTGAATCCAGAAGCGTGATGATCCTCGTGAGGTTGAACCGAGTTCAAGCACTCTGAGGTGATGGAAGTGTCCAGAAACACCTATGGTAGCGTCACCAACAGGCTGCTTACCAAAGGCTTGCTGTCGCCACCAGGTAGGCACTTGGTCTGGTCTTGGGCTTTGGTGTCCGTGCCAGATACCGAGTATGTGGAACTGGTCGTCAAAGACATCAATGGCCAAAGATTCGTCATGCTTCTGAGGTTCGTAGAACTTGATTGGCATTTCAGTTTCCTGTGCCAGCCTTGCAAGTGTGCGACCAATGTGGATGCCCCAGTCATCGGTTGCTGTGCCTTGCTGCTTACCCCTGACACGCCACTGGCAGTGGTTCGAGCCAACCGAAGCGTAAACAATGTCTGAGCTGTAATTTGCCAAAAGCTTTAGGTGTTCCCAAGCAAGTGTTGTGGCTAGGTCAACCTGTTGCATTGGGCTTAGGTCGTTGCTTTGTAGTTGGTTGCCACCTGTGTTGTCAAAGCCTTCTACTGTGTCACCTAGATCAACAAAGATGACCTTGGCTGGCTTTTCCTTCTTTAGTAGGGCAACAAGCTTTTCTTTTGTTTCTTCTACTCTGGCAAGCAAGGCTTCAACTCCACCGCGATGGTCAACCTTGCCCACCTGTAAGTCTGACCAAAGAATAACTAGAGCCTTTTCAGAGTGTGTTCTGAAGTCTTTTTTAGGCTTGTAGGCTTTCTTGGCTTGTGAGTAAAGCAACGGCAGGTCAAGGTTTGCCAGCTTACGCCTAAAGGTAAAGCGATAGCTTGATAGCCATTCGCCGTCATAGCGTTGCCAGCGCGAGGTGCGTGGAGTTCCGGTGACCTCAAACTCGTCAGGGTCAAAGCCCTGCTGGACTAGGAAGTCATCAAAGCTAGGTACACCTGATGTCGGTGGTAGCTGCGCCCAACCCTCGTTGCCGTCAAACTCAAAGGCAGGTCGATACTCTTTAGGGGTTTCTACTCTTGGTGCTGGCTCTAGGTTATCTAGCACAACTGCACACCTTCCTGCGATGAGCAAGTATTGGCTTCTCGCTAATTTGTATGCCTCTAGCTGTTAGCTCTCTGGCTAGTGCTGGCGCTTTCCATTGCTCGTTTGAGATGGCATTGACAAAAATCACTTGATCCCTCTCATCCAACGATTCTAAGATTGTTCTTACCTTGCAAGTCGTCTTCTTTACTTGTGGTGTCATTCCCTCTAGCATTGCTGCCCCTTCCGGTCCTTCTATCAAGCTTAGAGCCAAACAGCTTTATTTGGTTGTTTTGTAAATTAGTGTTCGAATCATTCTTCTGATTCTTAGCGTCTTGTATGCCCAGTGGACTCGCATGATACGCCAGTTGATTGGCAGCCTTTTAGCTTTGTGCTTTCCCAATGTCCCTCACCGCCTCAATGACCTCAACAACACGCTCAAGTGTGTCAACATCTGCTGTGGTTCTTAGGACTGCATCCTGGTTGATTGAGTAAATGATTTGCTCGCTTAGATACTCAGCCATCTCTTTTGCCCCTGTATGGTATCCCTTGGCAAAGCCTCTGGTGTATGCCTTGTCCCTAGCCAGGATTGAAACTTTGGCCCATTTAGGTAATAGCCTCATTTCTCAAAGTCCTTCAGGATGTTCTTTGCTCTGAACTCAATGTCTTTTGCAGTCTTGACTAAATCGTCAAGCTCTCGGTTCAGCATTAGTAGTCTTGCCTCAAACTCTTGTAGTTTGATGTCTAGTTCTTTTGGCCCCATGTTGCTTTCCTCTCAGCTAGGTTGTTTTCTAGGTCTAGTTTGTATTGGTGGTTGATTTCATCAGCAATGTCTTGAACTGTAATCTCAACATTCTGTTCGGCGTGAACTCGGATAAAATCCAAGATGCTTTCACGCTCGTATCTAAGTCCGGCTCTAAAGCCCTCTGAGTATGCTGTGAGGCTCATCGAACCGAGTCGTTGTACTGAGGATCAACATAGACTTCAATGTTCTCTACTACCTCAAGAACTCGTGCGATTGCTTTCGTTGGGACTGGGTAAGCAGCCTTGATAAGACTTAGAATTTCATTCTTCATCAACATACGGCCCATGTAGATGCCGTCTGACTTAGCTACACCAAAGTTGTACTGGTGAGGCTGGAAGTCCTTTACTGCGAACTCAATAACTTCTGGATTATAGTTAGGCAATTTCTCTCATTTCTTTGTAGGTTTGCTTGATGTGTTCGATTAGCTCAATGCGAGCTTTTGCGTCATTCCGGCTGACCGAATCATTGCCAGGTGTTAGACCTTGTAGCGTGAACTGGCTTTCAGTCCAACGCTGAGCCTCGGCAATAATCTTTTCTGCTAGTTCTCTTTCACTCATTTTCTTATCTCTTTCGCTAGTTCGTTTACAGCGACTGTGAAAGTGATGATTACACCGAGTATTCCAAGTGTGTAACCCCATGCTGGGCTTAGTAACTGAAGGGCGAAGCTGAGAATCAGCACCACCATTAGCACTAAGTAATAAACAACAATTTTCACTGTGTTCTCCTTTTTAGCTCTATCTGAGCCATAGCAAAAGGATACACCTTTTTTGGTGTTTTTTGTCAATAATTTTGTTTTTTAGCCTTTTTCGGCGTGTCGCCCTAAACCTCTAGTCAAGGGTTTTTACAAGGATCGTGGCCCCTGCTTGGATGCCCTCGGCATAAAGTTTGCGGGCTGAGATACGAACTATGCGGCTGTCATCGGTAACGACACCTGAGTCTGTTAGGGAGTCGCCTACGGCCCTGATGAGCTTGTCTAGGTCAGGTGACACGCTAGGTAGCTGTCTAGTTACTGTTTTGGGTTTTGGCATGTAGAAGTTGACGATTAGCTCACAAGGCTCGTCTATTGGTTGCCAGTCTTCCGGCAGGGTAGCGATTGCTTCTTGCACTATGGCTTTACGCCAAGCTTTGTGTTTAGAGCTGTTGACTTGGACTATCCGGCCATACATTATGGCGTGTGATCCTTGGCTTGCAGGGTCGCCAGTAACTCTAAGGCTTACCTCTGCCATACAGTTCCCATGCTCCCATTATCGCAGCTAGGGCATAGAAGATACCGAGGGCTAGTCCCATACCATCAAGAACGCTAGTTTCATTGAGCGATAGGTTCATTAGTATGCCTGCGGTGAGGGCAGGGACTAGCCAACGGAGATTTTTCAAAACGGACTTGGCTCGTGGGTTGGCTCGAAGATTCCCTTGACAATGTTTAGAGGCTCTGCTGGCAGTATCAAGGGGTTGTTGATGCTTACCTTGATGGACTGCTTTGCTTCGCCTTCTTTGTTTGTCCAGTTGTCAATCTCGGATGAGTAAAGACCCTCAACCTGAACTGTGTCGCCAGCCTCAAGCGTGGTCGGCTGCTTTAGCCAAACTGTGTAACGCTTGTTGATTGTGTCGCCTGTTTTGGTTTCATAAGACTCGGTAACTTCTAGTCCCTTGCCTTCATAAAAGACTCTAGTAATTGAACCCTTTACTTTGATTATTGCCATCTCTTTGTTTCCTTTCGGTTTTGTTTTTTTTACTCTAGTGGTTACCTATGACATGGTTCGGGTTGGTGCAGTCAAGGTGTCCACAAGACCTAATGCCAGGCAAGACTGGCTTGCCGTCAAAAATCGGGATACTGAGTGTTTCCTTGTCAAAGTCACCCTGCCAAGGTATGCACTTCTCTGATCCATACTTGATGACCAAGGCTCGGTGCATCCGACAGGATTGGCACTTGAGGTCTTTACGCTTGCGTTTATGCGTATTGACCTTCCATGTTGCTCCACATCGGCAGCAAAGCGCCACATTGTCATCCACTCCATAAGCTTAGCCAACAACTCTGGAAAGGTGACCTTCAAACTTGAGTGCGACTTCTCCAAGTCCACCATGTCTGTTCTTAGCTACCTTCATTATCATCTGACTTTTTTGCCAATCAAACTGGTCTTCTTCAGTCTGGACTCTGTGTAAGAGAATAACCGAGTCGGCATCCTGCTCAATGCCACCTGAGTCCCGAAGGTCAGCCATGTCAGGCTCTGAGTCCTTGCGTTGCTCTGGGCCTCGGTTGAGCTGGGCTAAAGCAATGACCGGAACATTTAAATCGCGGGCTAGGTTCTTTAGGCCAATGGAAATGTCTGTAATCATTTCGTAACGCTTGCGGCCCTTCTCGGTGTCTTGAATAAGTCCTAGGTAATCAACAACAATCGCCCTAAGTGAGTCGTTGCCCTTGACGCTGTTTGCCAATGCTCGTATCTGCAAAAGGTTTTGACCTGACTTGTCGTGGATAGCAAGTTGATGTGACTGAATCTCTGTTCGCACTTTTGCAATCTTGTCCCACTCGTATTCTTTGAGGTTTCCTTTTTCAATGTTGCCGATGTAAACCTCAGCCTCCATGCTGATGATTCTGTTGTAAAGCTCGCTCTTACCCATCTCAAGGCTGTGGAAAGATACAGGGCCAGTCTTAGATAGCTCCCAAGCAATCTGCAACCCAACGATGGTCTTACCAACGCCTGGTCTTGCACCGATGATGTACAAAGCACCTGGTCGGAATCCTGCGATTATGTCGTTTAGTAAAGGCCAAGGGCTTTCTGGGTAGTGCTTCGGCTTATCAATTTCATCAAGGTATGGCAATAACTCATCTGCCACATAGCTTGGCTTAGTTGCCGAGTTACGATCAATGAGGTTGTCAATCTCTTTCTTAGCTGTGTCAAAGACTGTTGCTAAGTCCTCGTGCTGAGCCTTGCTATGAATCATTGTTCCGGCAATCGCAAGTCTGCGTCTTGTAGCTTCTTCAATTACCTTGCTGGCGTAGAACTTGACCGAAGCGGCTGTTGGAGTTGCTGTCACGATGTCGTGCAGGTGGCTTGCAAGCTTTGGCAGAGCAGCACCGACTGTCATTACATCAATGGGCTGACGACTTGCCTTCATCTCCAGAATGGTTTTGTAGATTTTCTCGTTTTGCA